TCTAAAAACGTTATCTAAAGGGTTTAAGCCATCTAAGTTTCTTACACTTTCAACACTTAAACTTGATGCCGTAAATCCGTTTGCCAATGTAATATTGGTGTCCGAATTGATTGCAGTCAAGACTAAATCGCTTATAGTTTCAGCACGTTTATATCCAAAGTTAGCATTTTTTGTAATAATATCAACTGTGATGCTAATACTATTTGTGTATCCAGCTTTGCCTTGATCTTGGCTTGATGTTCTACCTGTCATTACAATATACTCATCACCTGCACCTTCTGGAGCAAAACCATCGTAAACGACTAATCCACTCGCACTTGTCAAGTTAGTATAAAACCACTTTTTTATTTCTATATTAGGATTTAACATCTAACAATTTTTTTAGTCTTTGTATTAATTTTGGCTTTTCCGTTTCATACGAAGGTATTAAAAAAGGTTGAGGTCGCATCCCTTTTTGTAATATACTCCTTGCAATAACATAAGCTAATCCTCTATCATTTTTGCCATCACCAATGCCTTTTCGCTTAACCCACAAAGTCAAAGCATCAACAAAGTCCTTGAACTTACCGCCTTTTTGACCTTTAAATTGTGCTGCATAAGAAGTAAAGTCAGCTGGAACATTTAATTGTGGACCAGTACCAAATTCTACATAAGGCGAATAAGATGCCTTTGATTCAACCCCAAATGTTAATTGGCTTTCTTGTACTAATGCTATTTGATTCCTTAGTTGACCGAAATTGACAGGTGCAAGTCTTTTGGCATCGGTTAATATCTTTAAAGCTGAAGCGTTAATTTCATCGCCCACATCTTGCTTTAATTTCCCATCAATGTTCTTTAAAGCATCTTGAATGTCTTTTAGTCCATTTAAGTTAACGCTAAATGCCATTACTTGTAAATTATTAACTCCAAGAACCTATTTTGGTTCTCTACGTTCTTAATGGAATGTATTGTAAATCTATCGCCTTCCACCTCTACCTCATCCGAATCTGTTATAGTAGCACCAAAACGAATATAAAGGCGGTTTCTTTGGTCAAATTGCAATTCCGACTGGTCTATCTCACGAACTTGATTATCTGGTCTTAAATCACCCCAAACTGTGCTTTGTAGGGCAAACGTGGTTGTATACCCACCTTGACCATCACTTGTTCTTGTGGCAGCATAGATTTTGACCTCACGAGTCATCGTGTTGGCATCAACGTAATTTGCTTTCGCTTTACCTAACTTCATATTATAATATTGGGCTTATTCTTGTCCATCTTTGACAGGCTTTCCAAGACTTCTCACAAATACCAGAATCACCATCCAATCCTCTATTTTCGTAATCGTAGCTAATTTGATCTAATATAGCTAATTTAAGGTCTTTAGGGATAGTTGTGTAACCAGCCTCATAAGTAGCCTTTAAATTGGCATATCTTGGTGAAACTAATTTAGGGAACTCATTGCCTATCAATTGTAAGTTAGGTGTTGTAACCTCCATTGCATTTTGCTCCATATCAAACAATTCAAAAGTATCAATGTCAATTGGTCCGAATGGAATCTCAAAATTGCCACTTACATTGTTGAAATAAGTAGTTATGTCTTTTGGTATTAAACTCAATCCTGTTGCAACTTCAATAGCTTCCCTTGCTTGTGTAATCATTAACGTAATCAAAGTATCTTCAGCGGTTGTAGTAACACGGCAATACAATTTTGCTTCTGCTAAAGTAACTGGCTCTGTTATTGGTGCGATAGGAACGGCACTAAAGTCATTAATATAATTATTGTAAGACATACCCTTTTTTTACAAAATTACTTAATTTATTCCAATAAAAAACCCCCACCGAATTGGCAGGGGTCATTATTTACTAAACCTTTAGAACTATACGTTACCCATATCTGCATAGATAGCAGAAGTAGTCAACATTAAGTTGATGTCTTCGTAACACTCAATACGAGCAGTTACCAAGTTCTTTTGGAAGTTTTCGCCATTCTCGTAAGAGAACTCAATAGCTAAACCTTCAACTTCAACTCTCTCTAAGTAGCTTGCGTCAAAGATTAATACTTTGTCATCAGTTACCCAAGAAGCAGATACAACAGGTACACCCCAGATTGTGATTCCGCCATTAGGGTTTACAACAACTGAACCAGAACCAGCATAGTAACCAGCAGCGATAGTTGCTTTCAATAAGCGACCCATTTGTGTTTGAGATACTAAAGCATAAGAAGGAACAAAGTTCGCAGTCTTTTGGTTGCCGATGTAATCAATCAATTGTAATAAATCATCTGTTTCAGCAGTTGTAGTTGAACCAGTTGCAGCACCAGATACAGTAGAGAAGAACGCAGCGTTTTCAGCCTTGAAGAAATCTCTTTGTAACATTCTTGGTAAAGTCTGAGTCATAAATGGTAAAGACTTTAACATTTGCTTAGAGAAAGTAGAGAAACCAGCAAGGTAATCGTTTACAACTTTAACTTCTGTTAAAGAGTAGTTGTTTTCACCTTTGTTAGAACCTTCAGTTTGAGCAGCGATGTTGTTAGTCAAACCAGCGTTCTCACGATAGTAAACATACAATCCGCTTTCGCTTCTTACTGTTGGGATTAAATCTCTAAAGTTTAAACTTTGAGCAGGTTGGATAGCTGGATTTGGAGCATAAGATGCTTGTGCATCACCAGTTAAGTTACCGCTTAAAGTCATAGTCTTAACATCAGATAAATCCAAACGGAATTTACCATTGTTCTTTAAAGACTTTTCCATTGCATCGAATTGACCATCTAATTTTTCTAAGATAACCTCATCCATAAATTTAACTTCCTTCTTAGCAGCTTTCTTTTGTGCAGCTAATTGTCCGTCGATTTGTTTTTGTAACTCGTCTTTTACAACAGTTACTTGTGCAGATACCTCTTTAATTTGAGCTTCTGCATTAGCTTGAAAACCTTTAAGGTTCTCAGCCATTTCGTTGATTAAATTTTCCATTTTTACTTTTTAAATAGATTGTTAAATTGCTTAATTGCCTTTAATACTTCTTCATTATTCTTTTCTTCTACCACTGGTGTCGGCTCAACTGATGGCTCGGGTTGAGTGATTGTTTCAGTAATTTCCAAAGCCAATAATTCAGCTTGTATTTGTTTTATTTGAATCTCCATTAAAGCAAAGGTGTCATCTGTGAATGTACCACCTCTAAATGCCTTAATTAAGTTTTCTAATCTTATTGATAAATTTTCTTTAGTTTCTTTGAACTCACCCTTGAATCCCAATGTTGGTGTTTCTGGATTAGCACCCCAAAGAACCGCAGAACCTTCATATAGTTTTAACTCCGTGATTGTACGCACACCAGTCTTTTGGTTTACATCCGACTTTAACGTACTAAAACCGATTGAGTGTTGATTGATTAAACCAGCTTCATATAACTTGATTGCATCTTCGCCACATTCAGTTTCTATTAAGTCAGTAACCGCAACAAGCATATCGCCTTCAATGTATAACTCTTTAGGCTTACCCAAAGTGTGTGCCATATCAGCTTTGTGATCTACTAAAGACCAAATCATATTTTTGCCCTTTGGTCCACGTTCTTTGATAGTCTTGGTAAACGCTTCTGCAACGATAATATCGTTATCTAAATCAACGTTACCAATTCTTGACCAACACGCTTTTACTGTTCTTGATTCTGGCTCTATATCCAAAATCATATCATTGTAGCTTTTGTTTTCAATCTTACTCATATAACAAAGTTATTAATTTTTTTTAATCTGCTAACAAATCTCTTATTAAATTAGAAATTTGCATCAAAGCCACGTTATTTATCAAATTCCAAACTAATCCCATATCGCCCATAGGTGGATTGTCTTGTAACCTTTTTGGCTTACCATCTTCGCCTCTTACGGCTTCATATCCTAACGTACAACGGCAATTGATAACATCCCCAGCACTTCCGCTTGGGTCGCAAGGATGTAACATTTGCTCAAAACCGCCATTCTTAGTTTTAACATTAAATTTTTCATCGTAAGGTACTTTTATTCCATCCATATGATAATGGTCAAACATATCTCGTGGCACTCGCCTTGTTCGGTTATCCCTCGCTGCTATCCATTCCTTCATAGTTACAAGTCCAGTTGCAGCCGTGCCTACCATTGAGCCAATGTTTGCTGCTCTGCCTGTTTCCGTTCTTGCTATCATTTCAGCTCGGTAGTCCGTTATACCAGCCGTTCTCAATAGCTTGATTGTTTCTTGCATTGTCAAACCTTCCTCAACAGACTTGATTAAGTATTGTTGAATTTGGTTTTTTGTTGTTTGTGTTATCTCGGCAGCTATATTATCTAATCCTTTTAATTCAAGGTAGGTTAGCATCACATAAGTAAACAAGTCCGTTTGCTTACTCTTAAATTCCTCTGGTCCGTAATAACCTTTAACCGATTTAGAAACGTTTTTCTCGGCAATTTGTGCCATCTTAACGCCCATTGCAATATGAACGTTTTGGATGGTCTTTTTTATCTTCTTATCGCTTATAGCGTTTAAATCTTGGGTATCGCAATATGTATCAACTTGCCTTTGTAGTTCTTTCTTGAACTTAGGTGAGTAGGTTTTTATTGCATTTAAATATAGTTTCCTATAATCTTGCCAAATCATTATTCAGGTAGTGTTAATGGTTGGAACTCATCTGGACTTTGTAAACTTGAAGGGATATATAATTTTTCCATTTCAGTTTGATCTATGTAAGGTGGAATCTCTAATCCCATAATATCCATCTTTTGCTTAGGTGCAATCCACCAAGCCTTATCTAACCATTCAACTTGCTCTGCTTTGTTTGCTTCTAATTCACCATAAACTGTTGGGTCAAAGTCAACATAAATATCCGTTCCACGATAACCCCAATCAGAATGTAGTTTACGATTCAAGTTATCTCTAATACCTACTAACAAAGGAATAGCACAACGAACTGTCAATGCTTTTTCGCCCTCTCTTTGGTTGTTGTAAGTCTTGTTGTCAGCATCATTTAATAATTGAGATGGTACTCCGTAAATGTTACAAAGTGCTTTCATATCCCACTTTTCACTCTCAATGATATCTAATTCAACAGGACTTAAACCGATTTGTTTCCAATCAACTTTGTAACCACTAACCGCAATTGAATTAAAGTTAGCAGAACCACCTTTCTCGCTTACTGCTCTCTTAAGTGCTTGTGCTTGTTGTGTTCCACTTATAGGGTCAAACCTATCATCATTCATAAAAAGAACTCCAGCTGGACCACCATTCTGGAAAGATGCAACCGCCGCAGTCTTGGCTTCGTTGGAACGAGTCAAGTTTCTCGCAGCAGCCATCAATGGTGATTGACCATATAGTTGATTGCCAGTTGTATTCCATTGTAAGTTTATGTATTTATCTTGTAGTACCTCTTGTTTAGTAAAGTTCCAAAGTGGACCATAATTTAATTGATAACCGCTAATCGTTGGAGGGAAGTTTTGAATGTCAGCTAACACGTACATATATTGCGAAGGAAGCACGTACAACTCATAAGGCTTACCATCGTTATTACCACCTTCAATCATCTTTGCGTAAACAAAAGAATTACCTGTAACTAATTTAAAAGTACACCAAGCCTCTACGAAATCGCCAAAGGTATCTTCTTGGTTAGGGTATTTTAATAACTCGTTTAATCTTGCATCTTTTGTATATATTTCAAATGCTTTCTTATGTAGCTTTTCAACATCCTTCCAGTTTTCAATCTTATCTGGTTGGCTCATTAAAGCCTTGTATTTCTTTGCAGAAGTTTCATCAACCACTCTATAAACGTGGAATGGAGCAAGTTTTGCTTTGTCCGCAATTAATTTAACGATTGAATAAACTATGTCATTTGCTGAATAACCATCATTTACGAAACTAATGTTATCGCCACCCTGCCAAGTGATAATGCCCTGCTGAATAGCTACTTGACCATTAAAAGGAATATTAGGTAAAACTGTGGATAGTTTCTGTGGTCTCTTAAAGAAATCTAATAAAGCCATATATGTATATTTAAAACAAAGTTAGTTATTTTATACTAAAATACGGACACTTCAAACTTAAGCTTGGTTAAATGCGTAAATACGGCATACCTACAAGCATCCATCAAGTCATCATTTGCCTTTACAGGTTCTTCTATTACGTTGTCGTTTTTATCCTTTTTCCATTTGTAAGACATAAACTCCCTTCTTAGGTTTTTGCTATTGTAGTGCAAGTTTATTGGATAAGATTTCATCTTTACTATTCCTGCCCATACATCCTTTTGCGCTGGTTTGATATTAAATCCTTGTCGGTAAAGTTCCTCAATAGACTTAGGCTCGGCTGCATCGGCATAGATTGTAGCTCGTTCTGGTAGCTTTTCTTTAATCAATCTTGATAGATCACTAAGAGTAAGTCCGCTTTGGTAAACTATTTCCTCAAAGTAGTTTTGTCCTTCATAATGCGTAACCTTAATAAGTGCAGCTGGATGGACATAACCAAAGTCTAATCCATAAAACACATCACCATCAGGTGCTTCATCGTATTGTTTCCATTGAGTGTATATAATTTCTTTTGCAGAGCCTCGTTCCCCTAAGCCGTAAACTTTCCACATAAAATCATCTGGTAAGTCCTTGTATTGCTCAATGTTTCTTATTTGGCTTTCACTAAGGTTTGAGATATTGTTTAAGTAGGTAGAATGTATGCGCTTGTTCTTTGGGTTATCAGCTACCTCATAAACCCAAGAAATAAAGTCGGCTGGATTCCAGTCTAAGAATGATTGTCCAGTAGTACGAATCAAAAGCTGGTCAAACAAAGCCTTACTAATAAGGTTTGCCTCGTTTACGAATAGTA